CGAGCTGATGAAAGAAATAGGTTTTACCATAGAACTGGTGGAGCAGGAACAAGGAGAAGCCTTCTTGTGGAAGCTGTATAAGAAGAGTGAAAAGTAAAGCCCCTGAAAAACTTTAACACAAATTCCTCACAAAAAAATGACAAAAATACTTGCACGATACAAAAATATATCGTACCTTTGTGATGTCCTTGAAGGTCGGGGATGCTGAGAGAGAAGACAGCAAGGTTCTTTGAAAACTAAAAAAAAAGAGATGCATCTAAAAATAGTCTTTAAATGCAAATCCTTTAAAATAGTTCTTGAATTTTCATTTAGGAAAATTTCAATTAAGATTTTTTAGGCTTGGATTGGGGGTCGCCTCCCCCAATTCTCTCTCTTTTTTATTTGAGGGCAAAAGTAATACTAATTTTTTAAACTTGCAAACATTATGAAAGAAAAAAAACAACCGAGGTTTGAGGTAGAAATACCCCTTAAGTGGTGGCATTGGTTATCATTTGTTCTACTAATATTATTGTTATGGAAAATACTCAGATAAGAGCGCAAGTATTAGCGATTGTGGAGACCTTCGGCATGAAAGGAAAGGTAGTGGCTAAAGCAATGGGCGTTACTGAGAGCACTTACAACATGAAAAAAGTGCCTGCGGAGAATGGCCATAGCTTCAATGAGAAAAACCTTCAGGACTTGGTGGCCTATATCAAGCAAGAAGCCGAGAAGCTGACCCTTAATGATTAACAAAAAAATTAAAAGCAATGGAAACAAAAGTAACAGACATAGAAGCGCGTAAAAAACAACTAATTGAGGAGGAGATCAAGTACTGGATGTTTATCGGTGGGCTTGTGGTGATCATAGGCCTTGTGGTGGGTGCTGTGCTATGGATAGCAGGCGTGGTGCGCTGGTGGGGTGCACTGCTGATCCTTGTGGCCACAGTGGCGTATTCCTACTATACCGATGTGATCGGCAAGCGTTCGGCGGATCGTATACGAGCCATACAGGACGAGGCAGGCTTTGACCGAATAAAACAGCGGGATCGGGTACGTGGTCGCTTGGGACGTGTGGTGCTGTTTTTGGTCTATGTGGGATTGTTTTCCTTTGGGTTCTACCTGCTTTGGCAATATACAGATGCTGCTATGGGGATGATCCTTTTTTTAACATACTACGGGGTATGCTTCCTTATTGTAAGGTACTTGTGGCGACAGCTCTTATAATGACTAACGACTATTGACAAATAAAACGTCCTTTCCTGAATGGGGAAGGACGTTTATTTTTGCGGTGGTCAGAAGTCAGAGGACAGAGGCTGACAACTGACCACTAATAACTAACACCTATAAAAAATGGCAAAGAAAGTAACGACAGATTTGGTCATCACGATCAATGGAAAGCAAGTATCGGAGAGTTTCACGGGGATTTCCAAAGCTGTAAAGGATCTGGAAAGAGACCTAAAAAAACTCACGCCTGGCACGGAAGAATTTAACAATAAAGCAGCAGAGCTAAAGGAGGCTAAGGCACATTTGGAGCGTGTAAAAGGAGAGATACAACAGGCTACAGCGGCGCTTGATCAGGTGACAGGGAGTGCCGAGCGAGCAGGCTCCGCCCTTGAGGCAGCGGGGCGCAAGAGCGAGGGCTTTTGGTTTGGAGTGAAGCAGGTGGTTACGGGGAACCTGATCACAAGTTTTCTGGGGACGCTTGCGGGCACAGCTAAGGACTCAGTAGGCGAACTCTTGGAAATCTCCGATGCGATGACGGGGGTGGAGAAAACCTCAGGACTTGCCGCTGAGAAGGTACGCGAGCTGTGGAATGATTTTGACGAGCTGGACACCCGTACAGGGAAAAAGGAGCTGCTGGATATAGCCCAGATCGGAGGACGATTGGGGATTACAGACAAGGAGCAGCTCAGGGAATTTACCGAGGAGATAGATAAGATCTACGTTGCCCTGGGGGATTCCTTCCAAGGAGGATTGGAAGCAGTTACCACCAAGGTAGGCAAGCTCAAGA